GCGAGTGGGCAGCAATACAAGGTGGACATACTGTAGAAAAAATGCACAAACCCTACAAGCTGTTTGATTGGAATAAATACTAGTATGCTAATTCGTGAACTAAAAGATACGCAGATTTTTTCAATCTTTGTTGCAACTGTTCAAGTTAAACAAAGCTTTTATAGTCAATGGATCCCTGTGCAAGTGTCTGCTCGTAACATGCAAGAAGCAAAACAACAAATTTTAGCTCAATACGGCAAAGATTCAAAAATTAGTGGATTAAAAAAAGCAAAATGAAAATGATAGATATCGTTGAAAAAGCTTTATTAAAAACACCAGCTGGCAGAGAAAAAGTTAAGCCGGATCAAGCTAGAGGCAGTGACCCGTGGCCCAAAAAAAGTAAACCCACAACAGGACCAACACAAAAACATCCGTTACGTGGAAAATTAGTAGGAGGCAGTGCATAATGAAAATGTCTGATGTATTAAATAATTCTGTATCAGAATCTGCCTCGGCTGGTGCTACTGGTGCAGGTGCAATGGCAACGGTGATAAATCCTTCTAAAAAATCTAAAAAATCTAAAACGTGGAAACCCACAGACAATGCTTTAGATATGAAAAATACAAGTTTATTTGGTACAACGCTAATAAAACGATAAATATAATAAAGATTTCGGAGAATACAATGAAAAATAAAAAAATTAGCGAAGGCCTATCAGAGTTAGCAAGTGCAACAGACTTGGATCACGAAGTTCAAATGGCACGAGCAGAATTATACAAAATCGCAGATTACGCTATTAAACTTCATAGTCTTTTAAAAAATGTTTCTGAAGAAGAAGGAATAGAAGCGTGGCAACAGTCAAAAATTACTAAAGCTGCTGATTATATCGGATCTGTATTTCATGCATTGGATTACGACAAAAAGACACAATCACCAGTAGGACCGCCTGCTATAGTTGCGCCTGCAACAGCTATGCCATCTATTCCAGGTCAACTAGGAATGTCAGAATCCGAAGTTAATAACTATAAATCATTACTTGAAAAAGCAAAATCAAAAGCACAACAAAAGTTTATGGGAATGGTTTACGCTGCAAAGAAAGGCGAAAAGCCTGCTAGTAAAGAAGTAGCAAAAGCTGCTAAAGGTATGAGCAAAGGTGACGCAAAAGATTATGCAGCAACCAAGCACAAAGGCAAACCAGAACACGTTACAAAAAAATGAAAATAAATGAAATTATTACAGAAAAATGGAGTACAAAATATAAACGCTCTATTAATTGTAACAATCCAAAAGGATTTTCTCAAAAGGCACATTGTCAAGGACGTAAAAAGAAGAAATGACAGAATTTGCCGAAGACAAAGTTTGGAAAACAATTGATCCAGACGATCTTTGGGTGCTAGACAAACTAATTTTATCTAAAAAATTATACTATAATTGTGGCCCGGTTGGTTTAGAAGTAACCAAACCGGGCCACTATATTGTGCGTCCGTGTGTTAATATGCAAGGCTTAGGTCTCGGTGCTCAACGAGTTTGGTTAGAAAAATCCACAAAACATTTACCAGTAGGATACTTTTGGTGCGAATGGTTCGAAGGCAAACACTTGAGCATTGACTACTATCAAGGAAAACAAGTGTTAGCAGTAGAAGGACACAAACCCGAAGATACATTCACACGGTGGGATCACTGGGTTAAAGTGTCTGATCGTATTACTATGCCAAGTATCATTAAGCCGTTTGTGGATAAGTATGAATGGATCAATATAGAATATATTGGCAGAAAAGTAATAGAAGTACATTTTAGACATAATCAAGATTTTGAAAACAACATTACTCATTTTATACCTGTATGGGAGGGAGAAAGCACAGAGCCGCCAGAGGGGTATACCTTTAAAGATTATCCCGATGTACACGGCAGAATTGGTGCTTTTATAAAATAAAATATTGACTTTTTTGGTATTTTATATTACATTTACACAAAGGAGTATATAATGAGTGATAGAGTTTACGGACCAGAAGAAAAAGCTAAATTAGAAAGACTAGTAAAGGAAGGTGTTAGCGTTATGCAAGAAGTTGACGACCTTACTAGCAGTCTTAAAGACACAATCAAAAGTGTTGCAGAAGAATTAAACATTAAACCTACAATAATCAATAAAGCAATCAAAGTTGCAATGAAACGAGATTGGACTAGGCATCAAGACGCATTCGAGGATCTAGAGACACTGGTAGCAACACTAGGTTACGACAAGGATGTCTGAAGCTGTACTACATAAAGATATTTTAGGAAATGAGATTAGCATGGGAGATACAGTTGTGTATCCCTCTCACAATTCTTTAAAGATTGCAATAGTAAAAAAGATTAATCCAAAAATGATTAATGTAGTTGCAGTAGGACGATCCTGGCCTGACAGAAAATATCCAACAGATTTGTTAGTAGTTAATGATCCTAAAATTACATTGTATATGTTAAAAAACACTAAGTAAATTATAGAGTCGCTCACTTACGAGCATGTAGATGGTATGTTGGCCATAAAACAACAAAGGAGTAGTAAGTGCCGTACGTTGACGCAATGTTCGATCGTGATAACGATGTTATACGATTAGTTGAACGAAAAGATGGTAAAAGAATTTACCAAGAATATCCAGTAAAATATACTTTCTATTATGCTGATCCTAAAGGAAAATACAAAAGTGTTTATGGGGATCCACTAAGTAGAATAGTTTGCAAGAACACTAAAGACTATAGAAAAGAACTTGCAATTAACAAAAATAAAAAATTATTTGAATCAGATATTAACCCAATATTTCAGTGCTTGAGTGAAAATTACGAAAATCAAGATGCTCCAAAGCTAAATGTTGCGTTTTGGGATATCGAGACTGACTTTGATCCGGAGAGGGGCTTTGCTCCTACAAATGATCCGTTTATGCCGATTACTGCAATTACAGTACATCTACAATGGTTGGACGCACTAATAACGCTAGCTGTTCCTCCAAAGACTCTTACAATGGAACAAGCTAAAGAAATGTGTTCCGAATGGGGAGACAACTGCATTCTTTTTGAAAAAGAAGCAGACATGCTCGACACATTTTTAGATTTAATTAAAGATGCCGATATACTAAGTGGATGGAACTCAGAAGGGTATGACGTACCTTACACTGTTAACAGAGTTGCTCGTGTACTAAGTAAAAATGACACTCGTAGATTTTGTTTGTGGGATCAGTATCCCAAAAAGCGAGAATACGAAAAGTACGGAAAGACATCCGAGACATTTGACTTTGTTGGGCGTGTACACATAGATTCGTTAGAACTTTATAGAAAGTATACATACGAAGAACGACACAGTTATAGACTTGACGCAATTGGCGAAATGGAAGTTGGAGAACGTAAAACAATTTACGAAGGCACTCTAGATCAGCTTTATAACAATGACTTTAGAACTTTTATTGAATACAACAGACAAGACGTTGCATTGCTCGATAAGTTAGATAAAAAACTAAGATTTATTGAACTAGCAAATGAAATTGCACACGATAACACAGTGTTGTTGCAAACTATTATGGGCGCTGTTGCAGTTACAGAACAAGCAATCATTAACGAAGCTCATCGTAGAGGTATGCAAGTTCCTAACAGAAGAGACCACGGTGGCAATACGCAAGCTGCTGGAGCATATGTTGCATATCCTAAAAAAGGATTGCATCAGTGGATTGGCTCAATGGACTTAAACAGCCTGTATCCGTCTGTTATTAGAGCATTAAACATGGCGCCCGAAAGTATTATTGGTCAATTAAGACCAGAATACACTGACCAATACATACATGAACAGATGACATTGCATAAAAAATCATTTGCTGCGGCGTGGGAAGGACTGTTTGGCACGTTTGAATATACCTGGGTTATGGAACAAAGACGTGATAAAACTATCACTGTAGACTGGGAGGACGGTCGTTCCGATGTCCTAAGTGGTGCTGAAATATATAAGTTAATGTTTGACAGTAACATGCCGTGGATGATCAGTGCCAATGGCACAATATTTACACACGAATTTGAATCCGTTATTCCTGGTTTACTGGCAC